TAATGGTCTTGAGGCCAGCGGTGGTGGACAATGAATTGTCAGCCGCAACAGCAAGCTGAGTTGCCGTCGAGTTGGTGCCAACATTGATTGTCTGAGCCGCGCCGCTCCAAGCAACCGTTGCAAAGATGTTGATTGAAATGATCTGGCTACCTGCCGGAATCACAACATTAGTTTTGTAAACACCAGCAGAGCCAACATTGGTTGCTTGCGTTACAGCCGCTGACTGCGCCATCACAACGTAGCCAACATTCTTCACATCCGTACCAACCGTCGTTCCGGTTGTGTAAAGGATGTTACCAGCCGTAATCGGTCCGGTGAACGTGGTAGTCCCCATGGGAACCTCCTGCACGAGTTAGCATACAGTCTGTGCAGAGTCCGCTAGGTCGGTCTGTATGCTTGTGAAACCTAGATGAAAAAGGCGGAGCCGAAGCCCCGCCCCTAGTTCATTACGACGGGAAGGAGCCGTAAATCGCACGCCAGTTATAGTAGCCGAAGCTGTAACGCTCGTAGCCCTTAACCAGAAGATTATCAGTCACAAAATCGACTTGCATATCAGATTCGAACTTCACGCGCTCCATGTAGGAGAGACCGTCAATGTTCGTCAGCAAGAACCATGCAGAAGCTGAAGTGAGATAATCGTTGACCATGTAGCCTTCAGGAAGACCACCAGCAGTCATCATGATCGCATTAACATCGTTGTCGGCAGTACCCGGACGCAGTTCAGTCTTCGTAAGACGGATTGCAACAGGTTCATTCTGCGGAGCAACAATCAGTTTGCGACCACGAGCGAAGACCTTGAGGCCAGCCTGATCTTTGAAGTTCGTACGAATGGCGATCATGCCGTTCAGAAGCGATGCTTCGTTAAGATCAACGTCAACCAAGGTACGGTTTGCAACCGTGCCACCATCAATCGGGTGATCCGTTGCAATAAGTGCCTTGCCGTCGCCGCCAACCGAGGCATTGTACGTCGTTGCCGTGTTCAACACGTTCGCGCCGTAAATTTCCTTGGTCTGCTGGAAGGACTCAATCAAGCCAAGGTTAGATGGCATGAACTGGGTCTTGTAGAGGTTATCGTCGATAGCCTTGCGGGTGATCGCATAGCCGAGAGCAATTTCAGTATGCTCTTGGTTGTATACGTAACGCTCACCTGCGCTGTTATCAAACGCAGTCTGACCGCCTTCAGTCTTCAACTGAGCCAGACCAAGGAAGCGCATCTCAGCGGTGCGTTCCAAAGCCATCTTTGACTCATGCTTCGTGAAGATTTTGTCGTACTGCGACGGAATCTGCTCGTATTTACCTTCAACGCCACGGAGGCCGGGGAGGAGAAGGTCTTTGATTGCTGAAAGATTAACAGCCATTGGTCCTTACTCCTTCTTAACCAACCGACGTAAGCTGTTTCGTGCTTACGTTGTTGAACGCCACGATGACGTAGTTGTACGCACCGCTTGCAGTACCCGGACCGCCCGGAGGCTGAGTCACAAGGTCAACAATGCGGAACGGCAATGTTGCGGTCGTGGTTGGGGTTACGGAAATGTCAACATAGGCACCAGAAATGCCCGTGTTCGCGTTGCCCGTGCCGTATGCGAACTGGACGTTCGCGTTTACGTCAGACTGAACAGCACCAACCGAAGATGAGCCGCCAACCTGAGCAAGGAACTTAGCATTCGGATCGTTAACGACATAAGCCGTTACGTCGCCGTTGTTGTCCGAACCGGGCCAATAGTTGGACCAGACGGTACGCTTCTGCGAAACCGAGGTATATTTGCAACCAACAAAAATGCCAGCTACCTGAACCGTAGGTGCGCCCGATGGGTCACCCTTGGCAACATAACCCGTATTCAGTGGAACTACGGGGTCTCCAAAATAAACGGCAGTCGTATCAGAGGACGCAATCAGCATCGAGACCTGTTCGTAGGTCGGTGCTGAACCCGTACCGCTGTATTGCCTAAAGCCAAACGGCGCGTTTGTATTAGCCATCGGCGTCTCCTTTTGTAGGAGCGATCTTAAAGCCAAGCACCGAGCCAGCCGCAGACCCAATAAAGATGAATCCTCACGCCGGGGAGGAATTTAAGGATATTATTACATAAATTGAGACTTGACAATACTTATAATGCTCCACTAAGTTTCGTCAGTGGAGGAAAAATGATTACACAAGCTGAACTGCAAGAATTGTTAAATTATAACCCAGAAAATGGCCTATTTCATTGGAAAGAAAACAAAAAAGGGCATGTAAAAAAGGGAGATTTAGCAGGTTCAGCCCACATCAAAGGGTATATTCGCATAAGAATTAAAGGCAAAGATCATTTGGCGCATCGTCTTGCATTGATCATTTCTGGAATTGAGATTCCTGAAAATAAACAAATTGATCACACTAATGGCGATAAAAAAGATAACAAGTTAGCCAATCTTAGACTGGTTACATATGATCAAAACAACCAAAATGTTGGACGTAGAAAAGATAATTTATCAGGATTTAAGGGAGTAGGATTTGATAGTCGAAGAAAAAAATGGCGTTCAAGAATTAGATCAAACAATAAAATGTTGTGGCTAGGTTATTTTAATACTCCAGAAGAAGCCCATGAAGCCTATTGCCGTGAAGCAAATAAGCTACATGGGCCATTTTTCAGGGTATAATTATTCGCTATCTGGGATCGGAACCGATTCCCAAGCCTTGTTGATCTTGGGCCGAACCTGAGCGTGGTCACGGGTCATGGTGCCGTGTGGCGTACCTGCCAATTGTGCTTCCTTGGCACGGACCTGATCACGGGCGCGTTTCTGTTCAATGCGCCGAGCCTCGTTAACCACTTCAGAAGGCCGTTCCATAAGGATAAGACCCTTCCGCTCAATAGTATTGTGGGGCCAATTGGTCGGCATCATAGCTTTATGCTTATGATCACGGTTCAACGGCACCGTTTCCCAACCCATACGAGCCAGATGTACCGTGTATGTCGGGTCTTCCTGTCCAAGAAGCATCTTGCGCTTCCATTCGTAGGTCCAACCTTCAGGGATCATAGACTTTTCAATGAAAAACTCGTCAGTTCCTTCATCCAAATCACCGATATGGCCGCGAATTTCAGCCGCACGACGTTTTGCACGGTCCTGAGACGATTCTTCCCGCATAGATGGCCTCATTTCTGCCCGTGGGACCGCAATTTCAGCCACTTCAACAGGTGCTTCAACCGCATTTTCGATAATTTTACGTGGTCTTCCGGGTCGTTTAACTGCATTTACCATTATTTCTCTCCTCAATTCGGCAATTTGCCAGTTTTTTGCAGTTCACGCTTGTGAAGTGCGTATTCTTTGTCCGTCATACCGAGAACTTGGGCCATTTCGGCCTCCGCTCTGCTCAAACGGACAACATTTGTGCGGGTATTATTGTACCGCTCTACAGGCGCAGGAGGCGGTGGGGCCGATCTGGAAGGTTTTGATGCCGCAGACATAACATCGTCCTGTTCTTTTTGAGCCTTATTGATGCCAAGCCGCCCTTCAATGAATTGAAAATAGGCAGGTGTGTCTGGGGTGATGCCTTCATCAACCGCATCTTCATGCGCTCTGAACATTTTCCGAATAGACTTTTCACTATCCAGATGATCGCGGTTGTCTTTCAGCCACCGAGCGGAATCTTTGGATACCGAGCCAATGATCTGGTCCAACATATCGTCCGATTTAGGCGGGTCTGGAAGACGGGGAACATGCACCGGATTACGTTGCATTTCCTGATAGCCGTTTTCCATCTGAACCAGTTTTGCGCTGTTTGCTGAAATACTGGCTTGGACTTTTGCGGCCCGATCATAGTCACCATTCTGCATAGCTTCCGAATAGGTTGCCGTCAGAATATCATTGTCCGTCTTCAACCGATCAATTGCTGAAGCCACCAATTGCTTATTGGTGTCACCAACTTCGGTGTAAGCCGCTTTGACTTGCTGATGAGCCATTTGAGCAACCTGCTCGGCCTTTTCACGGGCTTTACGCTCTTTCTTCAGGGTCTTTTCTAACTTTTTAATAACCCGATCAGGGCTATTATCATCTTCGTCATCAGCACCTGCCTGTGCAGGGGCCGCTTCATCTTCAATTACAACCGTTGGTTCATCCGCTTTTGTGGCCTTCGGTTCATCCAAAACAATCTCTAACTGTTCTTCTTTGTCACTCATATTCTATCCTTTCACCATACTTCATCAGGTGCTTTGACCCGACCTTTTACCTGCGTATCAATCAAGATACGGCATTCCACGCCATGGACATTGATCTGCCATCCATCTGATGGACGGAAAACAAGCCAATCGTGAAGGTTAAATTTCTCACCCGTAAACCAACCATCTTCATTTGCTTCAAAAGCACTCGGCCCCATTTTCAGGAGAAGACCAACCTTGGACTGGTAACGGTCTTCGTTGACCGTATTGTCCGTCAGAATGATGCCGCTTTTAGTTCTTTGTGGCCTAATATAAGTCGCCACAAGTATCTGATTGTTAAACAATTCAAACGATCCAATGTCGCCAATCTCATTCAAAATTGCTTTCTTCGGATCAACATCGTGTGCCATTTCCATGTAAGGCATTTGAACCCCCTTATGTTCGCCTTTCCGCACCATTAGCGACCGCTTCCGCTTCGTCGGCTAATTCCAAAGCCCTCCGCAAGCCGTCGATCTGACCGACATGGTGCTTGAAGTGGGCAAAATCTAGTGTTGCGTGAGCAGTTATCAGATTATCTTTCAACCGATCTATTTCCAATTTTATAAGTCTAGCTAATTCACTTTGATAAAACGCTTGATGCGTAAGCATAGTACCCCCTTGTGTGGATCGGTAGAAATGGGAGCGATGAAGGGGTCACCGCTCCCACTCCCTTTACAGCTAAGTTGCAGTCAGCCGTAAATCACTTCTTGCGAGATTCAATCTCTGTCTTTTCCAAACGGCCCTTACCAGAACCAGCACCTGCGTCCATGTCCTTGTAGGAACGATAGACCTTGCCGCCTTCCTTACGAGCCGTTCTGCCGCCCGTAGCACCCAACACCTTGTTTGGATAACCACGGCCTTCATACGGATTGAAACCCTCATCAAATTTAGGCTTTGGGTTGCGCTTGGCAATGTCCGTCTTCTGCAAACGTCCTTCGCCAGAACCTGCACCCGCTTCCATGTCTTTATAGGAACGAGCGACTTTTGTAATGCGACCGCCGGATTTGAAGCCCATTGGAGGCTGACCGCCCATTGGAGGCATTTGAGGCGCACCAGCACCACCCATTTGTGGCATTGGAGGCTGGCCACCCATAGGAGGCATGGCAGGAGGAGCCATTGGAGGCATCTGCTGGCCTTGCATCATTTGAGCAGGATTTTGCTGATCCTGACCCTTACCAATGATGATGTTGACCTGCGTTCTGCCGCGTCCTTTTGGTGAACCGCCCTTACGATAGCCATCTTCCAAACCGCCGCCACTTGCCTTAGCTACGCGACCGCCTGATTTACGAGTTATCATGTTTGGGTTGGCATCATAAATGCCACGGCCTTGAGCATCAAATCCCGTACCCAATGGGCCACCTAAACCACCTATACCGCCGCGACCACCAAATTGCGGAGGAGCCAGTTCTGGGTTTTGATCAATTTCGTTTCGAAGCATTTGTCTGAATTGACGAAAATTGCTCCTATTCATTGGGTTATTATCGCCACCTTGTCTCGCGCCTTTCAAATAGTCCTTATATCCGCCAAGCATGAAATTGGGCGGTCCTTGAACCGCAGGGCTATCAATGGGCGGTCTTTGAACCGCAGGGCTATCAAATAGCCCCCTAAATTGCGGAGGAGCCGCATAATCTCGTACTGGGAGTTGTCCGCCGCCAAATTGCGGAGGAGGGGCACCCGGTCCAGTGCTAACATACCCATATCTGGCTTTGTCTGCATCCAGTTGTGATTGAAGTTGGTTTTGAGCAAGTGACGCAATACCGCCTGAACCGGGAGGGAGCATGTTCATTGCACTAGCATTCGCTGGCATTTGTTGAACATTCATCGGTGTCATTTGGCCAGCATTCGCGGGAACGCCACCAAATGGCGAAAAGCCACCGGAGCCGGGAGGGAGCATTCCGCCACCCATTGGGCCGCTGTAGGTAGCGCGGTCAGGCATAAATGGTTGAGGAGAAAGCATCCCACCTCCCATGCCGCCAATACCGTTATTTACAGGCATAGCTGGGGTTGA